TTATGACAGGATAAAAACATGGTAAAGTATACAGGACAAAATGCGGTATCATCAGGCGTACCAAGTAATTATAGATCAGAGTTGGGTGTAGGCGGAATAGCTAAACAAACAGGACTTTACCTAGCAAAAGTAATAGACACAGTTGATGATAGATATGAAAGTTTTTTGTATGTAGAAATTATAGGAGATGGATATCAAGGAGATCCGTCTACTAAAAAATTAAGACAGGAATATACAAGAGTAAGACGTGCTATGCCATACGGAGGTAGCTATCAGTTTGCAAATGCAACTAATACTTACGGAATGAGTTGTCACCCGCCTGCTCCGGGCTCACAAGTATTAATAGCAATGCCTGCTAATAGTCCTGTTGGCATTATGTTAGGAGTTTTACCTGATGTGAGTAGAAATGCTAGTTTCCCAACTAATCCTGGTGCATTTGTTGATAGTGAAAATGATGTTGTTGGTCCAACACAAGACCCTAGTGTAAAAAAAGCACAAGACAAGAACAAGAGACCTAGAGCCAGTGTAGATACAATAAGAACAGAACAAGGCGGCGAACATGGAGATAAGTGGTCTGGTAATGGAGAAGCTATTACTGGACAAGGTATTGGATTAGACAGTGTTAGAGGTCTTAGTAGCAGTAGTGCAAGACGAGAATCACCTACTAATGTTTTTGGATTTAACACTCCTGGTGGTCATCACTTTGTTATGGATGATGGCACACTTCCAAACAGTGACACTTGCTTAACACCTGATAAAAATAGAAAAGGTGGATTAAGTAATCTTGTGCGTTTGGGTAGTGCTGGAGGTGCTCAAGTTTTGATGCATGATGGCTCTGGAATAATTTATATTATTAGTCAAACTGGAAAAACATGGATACAATTAGGCAGTGATGGAAAACTTGATATATATTCAGGTGATCAAATTAGTATGCATACAGAAACAGATTTCAATCTGTACTGTGGTGGGGACATAAACATGGATGCTGATAATATTAATTTAAAAGCAAGAGGAACTGATGGTATAAGTATGGAAAGTTCTAGTGGAGAGTTTAACTTACATAGTGCAAAAGATATAAAACTTACTACAGATTTAAATGGACATATCAAAGCAGTAGGAAACATTAGAATCAGTACAGACGGATTAATTGATCTTAACGGTCCGCCAGCTACTGTAGCTACTAAAACAGTAGCTAAGAGTCATCCAACAAACAGGACTGTTAAAGAAAGTATTAATCCAAGGGTACCAGAAGCTGAGCCTTGGGGAGGACATGCTGAAGAACAAGAAGATCTAGCACAGGTTGCTAGTGCAGATGATCAATTCACAGCTTTAGATATTGATATGTCAAAAATTACAAATAGACAACAACCAAATGCAGACAATATAAATGTTGAATCTAAACCAACAACTAATCCAAGAAAGACTCAACTATGACCGATTTTGTAGAAGATAGATTTAAAAGAGTGTGGGACGACTTTATAGTTAAAGACTTGGACAACTATCTAACAAATTTAAGTTTATCAACCACAACTTCAAGTGACACTGCAAAAATTGTAGCTTTAAGTTTTTTCCGTAATTATAGCGGTTTTGATGGTACTGCATACGGCGAAGGAGTATATAACATTGGTCTGACAGAACAACAGGCTTTTGATAATTGGCAAGAAGAATACAATAATCAAGAACAACTAGCAAAAAAACAATTAATGGCAAACTCAGTAAAGTTACTTCCCCAATGTGTTTATGATGCAGTAATTTTATATCATTGGGCAACAGGTAAATTGTTTGAGGTAATCAGTCGAAATCAAACATATAATTTGTTAACTTCATTACAAAACTTAGACCATGATACTTCTGCAGATATGATTAGTAATAGCTCTATTAATCCTCAACTCTGTGTACAACTATCCAGTATGTTGCGTTTAGCTGATTATGGAAAGCCTAAATCACGTACTTGGTATAGAAGTAATGGAGTCTTTAAGATGCGAGATTATAATCAGCGAGGCACAATGAGCAATGATCAATTAGTTAAAGCTAGATATGCCTACTATGCTGAAACACTTAAATTTTTACCATTTACTCCTGAAGGAAGAAAGAGACAAATAGTTAAAGACTACGAAAGCACATTGTTAACACAAAGTTTTGTTTTTGATGGCACAAATAAAGTGTTTACACTAGGGAAAGCACCTAGTATGGATCCAAATCAAAAGTTAGAAGTTTTGATCAATGAAAACATACAACAAACGGTCTATGACTTTTTAGTTGTAGGAACTACACTTACAATTAGCAAAAGCATGAATACCGGAGATATTATTAAAACAACAATTAAAATATAAACTGAGTATTTAATTTTACCATAAATAATAGTATGGTAACCTACATCGGATATAGCACAATAGACAGTATCAGTGGAAGCAAAACGTTAACAGATGTTGACCTTGCAAAACGTGATTTGTTGAACCATTTTTACACAAGAAGAGGTGAGAGAGTTGGAAATCCTACTTTTGGTAGTATATTACCAGAGTTAGTGTTCGAGCCTTTAGATAGTGCTACTGAAAGAGATGCATTAGATGATGTGACTAAAATAGTCAACAATGATCCACGCTGGAATGTGTTAGAAACACTACTAAGCAAACCAACTGAACAAAGTTTAGAAGTGAAAGTTAGGTTAGAATATATAGATACAGGAACAGCAGAAGAACTGTTTTTGAACTTTACGGGTGAGGAATAATGGCACAAGGCGCACGACAGGCTAGTTTATTTGCCGCTGAAGATTTTACAGTAGCATATGAAAGTTTTGCACAAGCAAACTTAAAAGCCTATGATTTTGAAACTATACGATCTGCAATGGTAGATTATATTAGTACAAACTATCCAGAAAATTTTAACGATTATATTAATTCAAGTGAATTTATTGCACTCATTGAATTGATTGCTTTCCTAGGACATAACCTAGCATTTAGAGCCGATCTTGGACAAAGAGAAAATTATCTTAGTACAGCAGAACGCAGAGAAAGCGCCTTGCGTATTGCTCAATTCTTAGGATATACTCCAACAAGAAATGTTGTTGCTAAAGGTTATATGAAAATTGACAGTGTTCAAACTGATGAAAATATATTTGATGCCAACGGAAATAGTTTAGCAAATATTGTTACTCAATTTGAAGATGTAACAAACCCTGCTAGTTATCAGAACTTTTTAACAATTATGAATTCAATTTTTCAAAGCAGTAGTCAATTTGGTGCTCCGTTTAGTAGTACTACTATTAGTGGAATATCCAATGAAGTATACAGAACAAATAGTACTAACAACACTATTCAAAGAGAGTTCTCAAATAAAATCAACAATGCAAATTCAACATTTAGTTTTCATAGTGTTAGTATAGATAGTTCAACAAATTTAATTAAAGAGAAAACTCCAGATCCGTATGGTGTATTAGATTTATTATATAAAAATGATAACAGTGGATTTGGGTCACCTGACACAGGATTTTTTATAGGATTCAAACAAGGCACACTTAATTTCCAAGACTTTTCCATTGACAATGGTTTACCTAATCTTGTTATTGATATTAATGCAGACAATGTAGCCAACGGAGAAGTATGGATACAGACCATTGATGAGATTGGCTCTATTCAAAAAAACTGGACTAGAGTTGATAGATTGTTTGGTGCTAATACAATGTTTAACGCAAAACAGAATTCAATCAGAGACATCTACAGTATCACAAGTAGAGAAAACGACCAAATTAGTATTTTATTCTCAGATGGAAATTTTGGTAATATTCCACGTGGAATAATCAGAGTCTATTATAGAACAGGACTTAACAGAACATATACACTAACACCAGACAGTTTTAGAAAAGTAAGTTTTAGCACAGACTATGTAAGTGCAAATGGTAATGTACAAAAAGCTACGTTTGTAGCAAGTTTAAAATCTATTGTTAATAATGCAAGTGAAAGAGAAAGTGTAGCGAGTATCAAAGCAAACGCTCCTAGATTTTTTACTACACAGGACAGAATGGTTACAGCAGATGATTATGCAATAACACCGTTAACTGCTAGCGAAAATATTAGAAAAATTAAAAGTGTAAACAGAGTGCATAGTGGTCATAGCAGATTCAGAGACATATATGATCCAACTGCAACTTATAGTGATGCAAAGCAGTATGCTGATGACATATACCTTTATGAAAATGGCACAGTGAAAAGAAATGTTATAAGTTTGCCAAGTGCCTTGACAGGAACACAAATATATGACAAGTACATTAAACCAATGTTAAGTGATCCTGAAGTTTTTAATTTTTATTATAATAGGCAAGGGTATAGTAGTGCAACACATGATGCCAAATATGATTTCAATGATACAACCACTGGCATTACATTTCTAAACAATGATGGATCAGAAAGCAATGTTTATAGATGGAATCAAATTACAAAAGGTAGTAACAGTTGTAGTGGCTTTATTTCACAAAACAGTATTGTGCAAAGAATGGGTCTTACAACTACCAGCAGTTTAAATAAAGCAGATCTTAACGGACTTGTTGAGTTCATTGATGCGCCATACAAAGACGGTTATATCAGTCAAGCTTCAATAACAAAAGGCGGCAGTGGATATGTCAGTACGCCAACAGTAACAATTACAGGAAAAGGCACAGGAGCGACAGCAACCTGCACAATAGCAAACGGGCAAGTTACTACAGTAGCAATTACTAATAGTGGTAGCGGATACGATCAAACTACTAATATTTCAATTAGTGGAGGCGGCGGTTCAGGTGCTACTGTTAAAGGTACTATTGTTGATGCAAAATCACAATGGGTAAAAGTTGATAGACTGTACAAAGATGGACTAGGTGATGATGATAGTTCTGGTACACCTACAGGTATTGATAACACAGGCAAAGGTTCTGTGGTTATTAATGGTGTGGTAGGCAGTGGAGCAAGAATTAGAAGATTGGTGCCAAGATTAAGTACTGATCTAAATGAAACCACAAGAGCAAATGTTATTACTAAAATAGACAACAAAAATACATTCGCACTAAGATATAATCCTAGCAGTCAATCATGGATTATTATTGATAGTGCTAATCTTCCATTGAATAGTGAAGCACTCAATAGTGTAGCTAACTGGAATTTAGAACATGCAGGAGATGGAAGTAGTACTGGTATTGATAACAGTTGGGTAATAAGATTAAATCATGGAGCCAACCAATGGGAAATGCTTACAAGAAAAACACAATTTGTTGTAGGAAGTCCAAATCAACTAAAATTTACAAATCTTAATTTTGCAGAAACTTTTAGTAGTGAAACTTCAAAGCCTCTGAGGGATAATGTAAAAATTCTAAGTATTAATCCTACAAGTGAGTCAGATCCTAATCCACTAGGAGTAGATTATCAGTTCAATGCATATGGATATTTTACATATGCTGACGGATACACTGATCCTCACAATCTTAGAGTAACTCTAGCTGATCCCGACAATGATGGTTATCCAAATATTCCTGATGCCTTTTCAAGGATTGTAGGAACTTCTACAATAAATCTAGGAACTAAAACAGTTGATGGTTTTGATTACACTGTACAGGATGAAACAAATGGCACTACAGTAGTATCAGGAGTTGGCAGTTTGCACACACAATACAACAGAATTGCAGATATTAATAATGTGATTGATCCAAGTACAACAAATATAATTGATACATATGTATTGCTGTCAAGCTACAATACTAGATTTAGAAATTGGGCACTATTTGATAATAGAATAGAAACACGACCTAATGCTCCAACAATTAGTGAACTAACTGATATGTTTACAAGTTTAGAAACTAAAAAATCTATAAGTGACCAAGTTATATACAGACCAGTAAAATACAAAATACTTTTTGGAGATTTAGCAAGTGGAGAACTACAAGCCAAATTCAACGTAACAAAAACATCAAACACTACACTTAGTGATACAGAGATTAAACAGAGAGTTATAAATTTAATTGATACATACTTTAATATTGATAACTGGGACTTTGGTGAAGATTTTTACTTTACTGAAATGGCGGCATTCATACACAACAACATGATTGGTGAGATAAGCCAGATTACGATTAGCAGTGTTGCTAATACATCAGATAGTACATCATTGTTTCAAATTGGTAGTGATAGTGATGAATTGTTTCTGCCAATAGTAA